ATTTTTTATAAAAATACTATAAAATTAATACAAATTAATAATAAACTAATTAATAATAATTATTCTATTTTTATAAATGACAAAAAATTAATTTTTGCCATTTTTTGTGTTAATGTTATTCTAATTATGAATAAGATGATGTATTATGCATATACACCATAATGTTAAAATACATATCATAACTATAATAATTATACTAAATAATCCACTTAATAAATGTATTAAGTTATAATACATTATTATTGGATATTGTTCTAATATTACAGAACATTCAAGCACCATTATAACACTTCTTATTGAAATTATTATAAAGATAAAGAATAACCCTAAAAACATATCAATTCCAATATTTTCTTCAAAATTCATCATTGACTGTGGCATTTAATCACACAATTAACTATTCAAAGTAATTATTCATTTTTTATAAAAATACTATAAAATTAATACAAATAAAAAAATTTATTTTTATATAAATCTCAATATATTACTATAAACATCAACTCCATAATTATGAAGTATCCGTGAAAGTATATTTATTTGAGGATTATTTTTATTATAAATAATATATTTCGTAAAATATTCAATCAATTCATTATAACCTTCATTTATTAAAAATTCACGAATTAAATCATTAGGATTATTTATTTTATTTATATATTTATTAAATAATTTCATAAATTTTCTTAATTTCTTTTCACTGCTTGAACGTTTGGGTTCAAGTGTATTTAAAGGATTTTTAGGAGATCTACAATTTGATTTTTCCAATTCAATAAAATTATAATAATTAGTAAATCTTAAATTTTTCCAATACATAGCAGTATAAACTCCATATATATCATATTCCATTTGAACGTTTGAAGTATTTCTCGTGCATAATAATGATAATTTAAAGATTTGAAATAATTGAGGATTTGATACTAATTGCTCGTTCGTCAATATAACAACCCTTTTATTTAAACATACTTTTATAAAATTCTTATATTGAATAAAAGTAAAATTAACAGGATCTATATTATAATGACAGTAAAAACAACTGATAGATACCATAATATCTTATAATTATTTATAATAATAATAAATCACTTTTTTTATAAATTTACTATTAAAATTAAACAAATTAATTAAAAAAAAAGACAAAAAATGTCTTTTTATTCAAAGAATAATAATCCTAATATTATTTGACGAATAATATTGATAGAATCATTAATAATTGTTTCATCATTATCATCATTTATAATATTATCATAAACTATTTTAATACTGCTTTTATAATCTTTAAATAATTCAATATCTGTATTTTTTGCGATACAACTATTAAAATATGTTATTTTCTTATAAAATCTTCTAATATTTTTATTATCTAAATAATCACAAGTAATTTTATTTAAATTATATGCCAATTGCTGCTTCGCATTCATTGTTAAATATTATTAATAAGAATATATTTCATTTTTTTTATATTTTACTTATAATTTAATTTAATTATAAAAAATGATGAATATATATAGATAAATATTTATATTAATAATTAAATGTCATTTGATGAAACTATTTTTATTAATGAAATAATAATTGATTATATAAATGGTGATAATCATGATTATAGTATTATATATGATAATCATTATAATAATTTAATAAAAAAATATGATATTAATGATATATTTCAATTATATATAAATGAAATTGATTTAGAAGATGCAAAATATAGATATGGAGATAATTATATTGACATAAAATTAAATTTGATTTTATATTCAAAATTTATTAATTTTCTAGACATTTAACATCTTTCATAACATCTTTAATAATTGTTAAACAATCATTTAAAATTTTTCCTTTTGTTTCTACTAATTTAATCTTATATTCATAATGTTTATTATAAGATTCAATTAATTTTATTTCTTGTTCGTATTTACGAAGACTTATTTCATGTTCTTCACTCTTTTTTTTAATTGTATCTATTTTCATATTTAGATCATCAATATTTATAACTGGTTTAATATCTTCTATCTCTTTTATTATTTTATTTTTTTTAGTTTTTATAATTAAATTATATAAACTTATTAAATTTTTATTTATAAATGATATAATCATTGTTATTATCATTTTAATAATAATATAATAATATTCATATTTAATTTTAATGATAGATCCAAACATCTTAATTTTTAATCAAAATAAAATAATCATTTTTATTTATTTTTATTTTTAAATAAAAACAAAAATAATAATTATTTATTCTCATTATTATCTTCTATAATTGGTGGTGTAAATCCAATATCTATTGTATCTGTTATTTTACTTAGAATTTTAGGATCTATTTCATCACCATCTCCATTATCTTTAATTAATGGAGGTGCTTGTACTGGCGGTTTGAATAAATTTATTAAAAATATAGGACATAAATTATATAATCCAGATAATGATATTGATGATGTAAAACTATAAAAACTTATAATTGTTGAAACAATATATATAATTACAAATAATAAAATATTATTTGTTGAAAATAATGGTTTTTTATCTTCATTTCCATTTACATCATAATTATTATTATCATAACCATTATAATTATTATTATTAACAGATTTATAATCATATAAATATACAAATACAAAAATAACTATACTAATAAAAAAAGATATTATATAATATTCCATTCTATAAATTAAAATCTAATTTAATTAAGTGTAATATAACATATAAATATAAAAAATATTAATTAATTAAATATGAAACTTGAATTGAAAAAATTCGATCCTTCTACTATAAAAAGTGATTCGGTTATTGTTTTTATAGGTAAAAGAAATACTGGTAAATCTTATTGTATGAAAGATATATTAAGTTATCATAAAGAATTACCTGTTGGTGTTGTAATTAGTCCAACAGAAACGGCAAATAACTTTTTTGAAACTTTTATACCTAATATGTTAATATATGAAGAATATGAACCAGCAATTATAAAAAAATTCTTAGATAGACAAATATCTATAAATAAACAAAAAGCTAATCAAATTAAAAAATATAATTCCTCTGATATTGATAATAGAGCTTTTTTAATACTTGATGATTGTCTTTATGATAAAACATGGCCTACTGATAAAAATATTAGAAGTATCTTTATGAATGGTAGACATTATAAAATATTCTTTCTTATCACTATGCAATATTGTATGGGTCTTCCACCTGTTCTAAGAGCTAATATTGATTATGTCTTTATTTTTAAAAATAATATTATTAAAGAAAGAGAAAAAATTTATAATCATTATGCCGGCGTTTTTAATGATTTTTCAACTTTCTGTGCAGTTATGGATAATTGTACCGAAAATTATGAATGTGTAGTTATTGATAATAAAATTCAAAGTAATAAACTTGAAGATCAAGTTAAATGGTATAAAGCAAAAGAAGCTGATTTTAAAATGTGCACTCCTGAATTATGGAACTTATGTGCATTAGAAAAAGAAAGAAAATCTAATTCATTAGCTTATGAAGATGAAGAAGATGAAGAACCATATGACCCTAGTGTTTTTACTAAAAACAAAAATAAAAATAAACCTGTAATTAATGTTAAAAAAAAAATTTAAATAGGATCACAATCCAATCTAATTGGATTTATTTTTATTATATTCTCATTATCTACCAATGTTGATAATATACTACTATCTAATCTATTACTATAGGCATTCTCCACATATTTATCTTTTGTTATACTTTCTCTTTCAATTGGAGCAGGTAATCCATCATATGCTAATCCCATATTCCCAAATCTTGCTGATTCCTCTAAATCTATCTGTTTCTTATTCACTACCATATTAATTTCTTCTTTTGGAACACCAACATATTTACCACCACCATTTGGAGTATGTCCTGCTTTTATTAATAACATCTCTCTTGTTCCATCTATTTCTGCATTATTCTCCGCTTCTCTATCTCTTGGCACAAATGTTGATACTCCACCAGCAGCAATTCCATAATTATCTACTATTGAAAATTGTCTTTGAGTATTTTTTGCTTTTTCATCTTTTATTAAATATCCGCCAAATAAACTATTTAAAAATCCACCCAAAAATCCATATTTAGATGTTCCTGCATCTACTGTTGTTTCCTTAACTGTCTTTTTAGCTACTATTGATGGGTCATATACATATGTACTATAATATGAAACATTATTTATATTTCTTGTTGTATCTTCCTTTTTTAATGTCTGTCTTAATGTTGTTTTCATTTTATTATTATTATTTACATATCCCGATTGTCTCCCCTCCATATATCCTCCATTCCCCTCATGAATTGTCGTTTCCTTAACTGTTGTTTTTGCTGTATCATATAAAGCAGAATAAGTTTCATCATATCCACTTAAATTTCCATTATTCCCTTCGTGAATTGTCGTTTCCTTTACTGTTGTTTTTGCATTATCATATAAAGCAGAATAAGTTTCATCATATCCACTTAAATTTCCATTATTACCTTCGTGAATTGTTGTCTCCTTTACCGTTGTTTTTGCATTATCATATAAAGCAGAATATGTTTCATCATATCCACTTAAATTTCCATTATTACCTTCGTGAATTGTTGTTTCCTTTACCGTTGTTTTTGCATTATCATATAAAGATGAATAAGTTTCATCATATCCACTTAAATTTCCATTATTACCTTCGTGAATTGTTGTTTCCTTGACAGTTGTTTTAGCATTATCATATAAAGATGAATAAGTACCATCATTTCCTGTTAAAGTTCCATTATTACCTTCGTGAATTGTTGTTTCCTTGACAGTTGTTTTAGCATTATCATATAAAGCAGAATAAGTAGCATCATTTCCTGTTAAAGTTCCATTATTACCTTCGTGAATAGTTGTTTCCTTAACAGTTGTTTTAGCATTATCATATAAAGCAGAATAAGTTTGATCGGGACCTTTCAAATTTCCATTATTACCTTCGTGAATAGTTGTTTCCTTAACGGTTGTCTTCATTATATGGGTTACAGGATCATATAATGTAGCTTTTTCTGGTAATTGAGGAGCAGCATTACCATTTAATCTTGGATTATCAATTAAATATTCTTTCATAGTTATTTTAATAGCATCAGTAATAGGTGAGACCATTGCTTTAATAACACTTGAAAAATTTGCAACTGGTGTTTCTTTTTGAGTTAAATTTCTTTCATTGTCATATATAATAATTGTATTTTTTCCATAATCATCATTTTTAGATTGAAATTCTTCTTGATATTTTAATGAACCATAATAATCAATATGACTATCAACTCTTTTTGATGTATCTTTTACATTTTCTATTGGTCGGTCAGTATCTTTTTTAATTACTGATTGACCTTTAAACCAATTATCAGGACTATATTCAAAAGTAGTTTCAGTTCTATTTTTATTTAAAGGTGCTATAATACCTCTTTTTTGAATATTATTTTTAGGTTTCATAGGTAAAGTATAAATAGAATTACGTTGATCTGAACCAGGTCTTAATTGTTCTTTTGTTTTAGGTATTACATAATTTAATGTGTCCGCCTGATGAAAGCCTCCTGAACCTGTTGTTGTATATCCTAAATTTAATCCAGGTCCAACATTAACACTTTGAATAGGTGATATATTATTTTGAATATTAGTTAAATTAACACGTTCCTTTAAAAATTTTGTATTATCATTTGAATTATTAAAATTTGCAACAGGTTCAAAAAATTCACTTGCCTTTATTTCTTTTTTCTTAATATTAACATCTGTACTATATCCCATATTCTTATTTAATCCAAATTGTTCTACATTTTGAGTTATTCCTTTTTTTAAAAAAGGTTGCATATTTCCATGTTTAAAATCATTAATATTAATATCATTTCCGGATAAACTTTTAATAACATTAACATTCATATCATCACTTGAAATATAATGAGGTATTACACCTGTTTTAAATGGCATTTGTGCTTTTTTATAATAATCATCGCTTAAATTTTGTTCATATTGTCTAACTTGTGTGTAATATTTAGAATTATAAATATTATCCATTGATGGTATTTCATTATTTTGCATTTTCCCTAAATTAATATTTGATATTAATTTAGATATTTAATCTGCATAGATAAAACCATAATTATATGTTGTCATATATTCATCATCATCTTCCCCATCTTCTATATCTAATTCAAAATCTTCTTCTCCTTCATTATCATAATCCTGATCTGTCTTTTCTTTATTTATTTCTAATGGTGCAATATCTTCATTATCATCATCATATTTTATCCCATATTTTTTCATCTCCTTTTCTATATCAATTTCTTCACGTGTTTTTCTATTCATTTTTGCTAAAATATCAAATTTATTAATCTCACGAATTTTATTTATAAAATCTATTTGTTCTTCTTGATTTAACATATGACTATTATTTATAATATTTATTATTGTATTTATTATTTCTTTTAATATATCCTGGTAATTATTAATATCTATTGGTGATATATATTTCTTATTAATAACATTTTCAGGTGATGATGGTAATGACATCATACGAATAATAGCAATACGACGAATATTTATAATATCATTAATATTATCATCATTTATAATAGAATTTAATTTATCTAATTCATTTAATGTATTATTAATTTTAATTATAAATTCATTAGCACGATTTTTTAAATATTTATATAAAATTTTAGATATTCCTAATCCTAATTGTCTATAATTTGAAAAATTATAATTATTTAATACTGATTTTAAATCCTTATTATTAAAATATGTTATATATAAATCCTTATAATTTTCTGTCGCCTTAAATACAGATAATAATAAATTATCTATTAATGAATTTGTAAATATTGTATTATTTTTTTTCAATTGTTCCAACCATTCATTTAAATCAATTGAAATAATATCATAAGTTATTGGATTTTCTATCTTATTAAAATCTTTAACTTTCTCTACAACTATCTTCTTTTTTGTATAAAATCTTTTATAACGAGGCATATTAAAAACCCTTTTTCCTGTTAATTTCTCTTTTGCCTTTTTCAAATCATGTCTATCCGTCTTTAAATATAAATCAGCACTAAAATTATCGTCAATTCTTTCTAAACAACATCCTTGTAAATATTTATGAATTTTTTTAGCATTTATTGTAGGCATATATATTAATGCATCTATATATGCCTTTAAAAAATTATCACCCTTATATTCTTTCTTTTTTAATAAATCATATAATGTATTATAATATTTAACGCCTTCATTTATTTTAACTTTTTTAGCTTTCATTTTTCTTATTAATTCTAATTCATCATTATAATTATCATTTATTTTATCTATAATTATTTTTTTATAATCTTCTTTTATCTTCACAATATCCATCATATCAGTTTTAAAACTATCTTCAAATACCTGCATAAATATACAATTCAAATATATTGTAATACCGGTTTTTGAAGTCATATCATATGGTACGCCATATTCATCCCATAAATGATCGCACATACTAGAAAATTTTGAATAATCTATAAATAATGTATTATTTACTATTGCCATTTGTATTTTAATACTCCAATATGCTATAATCTCATATATAACATCTTTTAAATTTGTAAAATATTCATCTATTGCATCCATAATTTTATTTTTATTATCTTCATTAATATCTATTCCTAATAATATATATTTAATTGGACGTTTTAAATATATATCTAATTCATTATCTTCAATATCTGGTATATGACGTTTTATTATTAAACTTTTTGATTCAAATGTTCTATATTTATTAAATAATAATGATACTAATAAATCATAATTTAATGGTAATCCACTAATTACCTCCATTTTATAAATAAATGGTAATAGAATTTGTAATAATTCAGCAAATCCTAATTCATTATTATAAATATGATTATTATAATATTTATTTAATTTATTCTCATTATTTTCATTATAATCATTATCATCATCATCATCATTATTATCATCATTATTTATTTCATCTTCTTTTTCATCTATTCTTCCTATTTTATTTGGTATTCCCTCATATTTTGTTTCATCTGTTCCAATATGAATTTCATGTTCATCATCAGCACAAGAAAAATTTAATTTATAAATATCTCTAAATGAATATTTTAATAATTCAAATCTAATTTCTAATTCATCTAATTGTTCTATTATATTCTTCTTATTTATTGTCTTAAAATCATTTAATTTAGATATACTCATCTCTAAAACCATATTTTTTCTTAAATCCCTTATATCATCAATAATTTTTGAATAATTTTTATCATTTAAATCATTAATAATAGAATATAAACTTTTTATAGTATCATCTTTAATTTTTATTCTCTGATCTTCAAAATCTTTTAATTGATTTTTAATAATATCTGCAGATTTTAATGTTAAATCAACTAATGATTTAATTTCTTTTAAAATATTAAAAAATGTATATCTTGGATTATGTATAATTATTTCTTTAATATCAATACTTCTATATTTAATCTTCTCTTCCTTTTCATTATTATTTAATTTATCTAAATGGTCCTTAATCTCATTTAAACAATCTAAAGATAAATTATCAAAATCATAATTATATTTCTGTAATAATAATTTTAATGTTGAATAATTATAATTATCTTCATCAATCCTATTTAAAGGAATTGATAAAGGTATTTTATAATTTTCAATTAATTCATCAAAAGAAGAATAATTATCAGATTTTTCAATATGTAATTTTGAAGGTTTATGTAAATGAGACATAATTTTATCATTTAAATAATCCTCTAATACAGTTATTGGACTATAAAAATAAACTGCCATAATTGGAATATTTGTTTCATCTTCCTTAAAAACTATATAATTATTATTTTCAGACAATTCTATTATTGTTCTCTGTGATGCATTAAATCGTATCTTAGAATTATCAATATCATATTTTAAAGGAAACCATAATTTATTTTTAGATTTTAATGCTAAATTTATATCAGTAATTTTATCATATTTTTTTAATTGATCTATAAATGGTGATATTTCCTCTTCTTCAAAATCACCTCTTATTGAATCTGCAATTATTATAAAATTATTAACATTTGTTTTTTTATTAATTATTTCATAAAATAATTTTAAAAAATTTTCTGTTTTTGTTTTAGTCTTAACAAAATTAAAAAGTTCATTATATATCTCTTCTCTTGAAAATGCTATAAAATTAGGATTAATTTTAATTAATTCCTCTATACTTACTAATTCATAATACTCTATTTCAGGCAATTCTTCATCAATATAAATAATTTCTTCATTATTTGATGACATTTCTATTATTATTTAAAGATATTTAATAATAATAATAATTAATGAATTATCTATTTATGATTATTATTTCATCTTTTTTATATTTAACTAATCCATTTACTATTCATATAAATAATCATTATTCAACAATTGCATCAAAAATTTTTGATATTAATACCAATTTAAAATATAATAAAGAAACATTTTTTAAAAATATTAGTTATTATAATGATAATAAAAGTATTTCTTTTAATTTAAATCATAAAAATAATTTAAAATTACTTTTTAAAGATAAATATAATTATTTAGTTTCATTTGATGTTTATAAATATAAATATCTAATTATTTTAAAATCAACACCTGTTTATTATAATTATACTGAAATTGATATTGATATTAGACAAGATAGAAATATGAAATTTAATCATAATTCTTTAAATTTTAATCATTATAAAAGAATTAATAATATTATTTATAAATATATATATAATAATATTATTATTAAAAATAAAAAAGATAATTTATCAATTGATTTATTTAAATTTTTTAATAACTATTAATTGACTGTTTACAAGATAATATATAATTTGGTTCGCCATATGGATAACCAGGGGAATAATTCTTATTTTTATTATTTAAATCTTTCCATTGATTTAAAGTTTTTTCATTAACTACACTATCTGTTTGAATAGGATTAAAAACTCTATCATCTAATGGTTTTTCTATTAAGGGAACATGATTATCTTTTGCAACCATTCTATAATTAATACCTATTCTATCAAAATCTTCTATCGCTCTATCCTGAGGGTTCCAAAATAAAGGATCATATCTATTTATCCCAATTTCTTTTAAAGTACACGGAGGATTTGATAAACGACATGATTCAGTAGGTATAGCACAATTTCTAGCATTCATATTTATATTTGTTTTACATCCTGTAGGACTATAACTATTAGGCGAATATGCATTTTTATTACATTTAGAATTTTTATAATTTAATCCTAATAATTCTGTTGAATCATCAACCGCCTTTTTCATAGTACACGTATTTTGTCCATATCCCTGATATCTTATAAAAGGATCATCCGGAATAGTTATTCCACAATCAGTACAATCATTATAAGGAGAATTTAATTGATATATTCCCGGATATATTGAACGTGATAATTCTTCTTGATAACTTCCAAAATCATATTTTAATCTTGTATCATTTGGTGTATTCATTATTTCTATTATTAACAATTATTTATTTTTAATGGCGGCGGCAGTGGTGTAGCACGATACATTATTGATTGACACGTTGGAAGATGTTGCATATTTTGATCTATCGGTTCTGTCTTATCATTTGTTATTATTCCATTATCACTTGGAGTATATAAATTAGCAGGACATCTTGATATTATTCGTGTTTGTCCTCGTAATTCACTATCTAAATCTACTAAATTACCTTTAATATGTGATACTGATGTTCCTCCAACTAATCCTAATTGATGCATACATTTATTACTATTTTCATATCTATACGGAGATAATATATATCCTAATGTATCAACACTTGTTTTTAAATCAACCTTATAAGAACAATTATCATATTTAGTTCTATTAAAACTCATATTATTTCTATTATTCTATAATAATATTATTTAATTATTTCTATTAAAATTTAATCTATTAATATAAGATCTTGTATCTTCACCTCCATTAGTCCACATTGGTACTATATGTTCCGGATTTTGTATATCTTTCATACAATCTACTAATGGTATTGGATGTCTTATCTGTTGTTCCATTATTGTCTTTTTACATCCATAACTATTATTACCACCTGTTCCTCCTGAACTTCCAATAAATCCTGAATCATTTCCTGATAATATCTCTAATTCCATATTTATATCTCCACATTGTCCCTTAAATAACGGAGGAGCATTAAATAATCTCTTAAATAATTGTAATTTACATCTATCTCTTGTAACACCATCAACATTATTTATCATTTTACTATGATTATCTATTAAACATGCATCCGCAACACCATATCCTGGACGACCTCTCAAATTTACATGATCGTATATAAATTCAGGCATACGAACATTTGGAGCCTCACAATCTATTAATTGAGTTGAATAAGTATAATAACTATTTATTTTATTATTTCCATAATTTTTCGCTTCTTCCCAACATGAATCAGAACATATATTATTCTGTTTATCAAAAAATGATGTCATTTTATTTATATCTCTAATTAATAAATTATATTATATTATTATAACACTGAATACCATTATTTTCTTTACAAGTTTTATCACGATAATATAACCATTGTTCATATGATTTTCTATCATTTGGAATAGTAGATGCTGGAACTGTATAAAATTGTCTTTCTGAAAAATTTCTTTCATATATATCATTCACATCTTTATAAACATTATTTTTAAAAAAATTATTTACATTTTCCTCAATCATCTTATTATCATATTCACACGCCTTAATATTATTATTTTTATTAAAATAATCAATTATTGTCGGATTCATAAATGGATTTTCTAATGACGGTTTTACACATATCTTATTATCTATTATTGTTAAATTTCTATTACTTAATTTTTCATTTGTATCTATCTTTAATTTTTCATCATATACATAAATGAAAAATATTATTATTATTAAACTTAATCCTACTAATATAAATACTAAGTTTTTAAATATTAATGTTGTTATTATTGTTATGAAAATTATTAAATTAACAATTGCTATTAATTTATCCTTAAAACTCATATTTATCAATGGTATTAAATTTAACATCATTATTCTATTTCATATAATGAAAAGAAATAAAAATAAAAATTATTTATGTTCGTGAATTTAATTTATCCTTTAATTGCTGTTTCTTCATCATCTTTCTTAATCCTGCTGTATTAACTGCTGTTTTTTGTTTTCCACCTCCATTTCCTCCACCACTCATCATTTTCATCATATTCATCATATTCATCGCCATATTCATTCCACCATCATTATCTCCTCCACCGCTACCTCCACCTCCTCCATTAAATAATCCAGGTAGAATTGAAGCAAATTTCATTGCATCCTGCATTATCGCCTCCTGTGATAATTCACCACTTGAAATTTTATTTGACATTTTTTGACTTACATTTGTAAATAATTCACCAAATCCACTATCCGGTTTAGCAATAGCCTTGAATATATCTCCCTCATCACTTATTGATTTTTTAATTTTTGATAAATCAACACCATCTATTATCTCTTTCGCAATTTTTCCTATAGTAGTATCTTTTAATGAATCCATATTAGGCATTGATGATTTAATATTATCACCTTTCATATCATTTAATCTCTTTAATAATGATTTTATATTATCATTCTCAACTTTAACTTCCATCTCGGTTTCTGGTTCATCTGTTACTGCTTGAAGATATTTGAGAATATCAGTTATTTCTTCATCATTTAATTCATTTGTATATATATATAATACACTTAAATAATGATGAATTATAAAATTATTTCTTAATAATTTACTAATATCCTTTAAAGATACTGTTTTATATATCTCTACACAATTCTTACTATCATCTTTTAACCATTCATTGCATTTATCCTTATCTAATCCTATATACTCATTCCAAAAATCAGTATTACATTTCTCCTTAAAAAATTCAACATATTCTCCTGATGTTTTATCGTATGTATGATAATTATCCTTAATCGCCTTTAAAACTTTTTTTGCTGTTTCACTTTGTAATCTGTGTTTTTTTGCTATAACTTTTACCTTTTTAAGTAAATCAATATAATATTGATTAAATATATATGTTGCTGTTAATGTTGTACTACTCATTTTTATATGTTTTACTTTTTATTAAATATCCTTAAATATATTTTCTCTTTGTTTTTGTAATTCGTCAATTGATGGTAATTTTTTTTGCGTTTTTTCACTTTCTAATTTTGACATCTCCATCTTAGGCATTTCATTCTTATCATCATCAATTATTCCCCATTTATATAATTTATCTGCATTAATATTCATAGAATTTATATTATCATCCGTTATATCACTATAATTATCTGTACTAATTGAACCTAATGTAAATGCAGATGGTTCATCTGTCGTTTTAACTGTATTTATTGGAATTGGTGATATCATTGATGTATTAACTTCTGTCTTTTCTCTTGTACTATTACTTGTAAATAAATATCCTCTATTTGGTAATAATAAATAATCAAATACTGCTTTACCATAGATTATCTCTTTACTTGGTATAAACATTAATGCAGGAACAGCTTTAATTTTATGATTAATTTTATTTACTATTCCATCTATACAAACTAATTTAATAGATTTTTTTGTATCATGTCTTTTTATCGTATCTAATAAAACAGAACAATGCTGACAACTATCACTATAAAATAAAATCATTTATTAAATTAAAATTATATATTAATATAATAAAAATTGACATAAAATTAATATCATTTAATTTTAATAAGATGTTTAAGAATTATAATTATGATCCTAAATCCCAAAAAAACTCATTTGATATTGAAAAAATGGATCTATCAATTGCTAATGGTATTAGAAGAATTATATTAACTGAAATTCCAACTGTTGGATTTTATGGCGAAGATGAACCAACTATTGAAATTATTAAAAATACTGGACCACTTCATAATGAATTTATGAAACATAGAATAGGACTTATTCCTATTAATGTTTCTGAAAATATTACTGATAATTATACTGATAATGATTATAAATTTGAATTAAATGTTATTAATAATTCTTCCATATCTATTAATGTAACTACTGCTAATTTTACTGGAACTTATAAAGATGTTGAATTAACACCGAAAGAACTTCTTGATTTATTTCCTCCTAATCCTATTACAAATAATAATATTCTTATTACACGATTAAGACAAGGCGAACATTTACATCTAACAGCAACAGCTATTAAAAGAACTGCTAAAATAAATGCCTCATTTTCTCCTGTATCTCTCGCTAATTTCTTTTTTAATGAAGATAAAAATGAAGCTTCTAAAAAAGATAATATTCTTGATAAACAACGTTCTTATATTAAAGATATTTATGGAGACCCTATTTCTTTACAATTTCAAATTGAATCTGTTAATAAATTATCATATTCTTATTTATTCTCAAAAGCTATTTCTATTCTTATTGATAAATTAAATAATATTATCTCTAATATTGATAATTTCTATATAGAACAAGTACCTAATAATCCATTCTCTGTTAATTTTCATATTGAAAATGAAGATGATACACTCGGTAATCTTATTCAATCTCTTCTACATAATAAATTTATTAGACAAAATAATAAACATAAAGGTATGATTTGCACTTATGCTGGTTATATATGTCCACATCCATTAAAACAATTAATGATTATTAGAATTACTCTTGAAGAACAAACTGACCCCCAAAAATTTAAATTATTCTTAACTGATAATTGTTATGATATTATTAGAGAATTAGAATTGATTAATACTGAATGGTTAAAATTCAGCACTAAAAAAAAATAATATTAATATTTTCACATCCCAATCGGTGATTTAATATAACAACTATATTTAACTTCAATTCCATTAAATAAATGAAATAATATTTGTGATATATTTGAATATGATGTTAAAATAAATGTTCGTTTTCGTTTCTCATCTACATCATCTTCATCAATATATTTAATAAAATTAAATGCACATTTACCCTCCTTAATTATATCCATGATTTCTTTTGTTTTTTTCTCTGTTTCTTCTGTAATAATAAATTCAATTACATATTCCAGATAATTCATTTTATTTATTATATATATAATAATTCTTTAAGTATGTTATTTTTATTTAATGTCATTTTATAGAATATGATATTTATTGCGATATTGATTTATATATTAATATTATTATTGATGTTTTTATTAAAACCTTCTATTATGTTTGATTCTAATGGTAATATTAAAACTTATACATCAAAATCATTAATAACACTAGATATTATACATCCTATAATAGCTCTTCTATCTTATTATTTTTCACTTGTTATAAAAATAATACTTATTTCTTAATTAAATGGATTTTATTAAAAATTGGATTTTAACCCCTCGTGAAAAATTATCTCTTGATTCTTGTCTATTTATAACAGGTAATTCAGGTATTGGCAAAACATATGCAATTAATAAATTATGTAAAGAACTAGATCTATTTATTATTAATATTAATAGTTTTAATTGTTATACTTCTAAACAACTATCAGATTTATTATTTAAATCTTTCGTTTCATCGCTAATTCAACAATTAACTCTAAATACTCAACAAAAAATTATAATTATTGATGAATTTGAAACATTACTTTCATTTGATAGTACTATGAATATACATCTTTTTAATTTTCTTAATTCCTCTCATAAACATATACCTATTATTTGTATCTTATCTAATAATATTAAATTAGGAGAAATTAAAAAAAAATGTATATTTTATGAATTACCTCATTTAAATAATAATGAAATGTTTGATATATTATCTAGTTATAATAATTCTATTACATTAAATGAAACTATAAAAATAGCATTAGAAACTAATTATAATATTAAAGATTGTATCAAAATTATAAATAATACTTATTATAATAATAATGATGATTTTTTAAATATATCAGAACTTTATTCTAATAATTTTAATCGTGATAATTTTAAAAAAATTATTTATAAAGATCAATGGCTTATTCCCCTGAAATTTCACGAAAATTTAATTATAGAACTAAATACTAGAAATATTACTAAATTACAAAAAAATAATTATTATAAATTTTTTATTTATAATTTCTGTAATTTTGATATTCTTATGAATAAAAATAATGAAATTGCTATTGACTTTTTTATCAGTATTATTTATAATTTATGTCAATATAAATATAAAATTAATAAATCACATTCATTAGAACATTTTACAAAATTATTAAGTTATTTATCACTTCAAAAAAAAAATAATAAAAAAAATTATAAATCAAGTTTCCCTATTAATCAATTTAACGGTAATTATCATTTAAGTATTATTAATAGAAAAATTATTTATTAATATTAGATAGTTATAATTAAAAATGAGTAGTTATTCTTCAAGTGATAGTAAATCATTATTTGATGTATTTAAAAAAGATAATCTTATTAGTTCTTCTACATCGCAAATAAGTAATGCTTTTAGTAATAATAGAACTCTTTATATTGGTATATTAGCAGTTATTATATTTACTGTTATTATTGCTGTTTTATTATATACATATTTAGGTTGGAAATTATTTGCAATAATAGAACAAACGGTTCACGATACTAAAATTCCTATTATTGGAACTAAATTAACTAAAGTAGTAGCTGAAATTGCTGAAACAGCTAATGGTTCTCGTAGAAGTTTCTCATTCTGGATTTATATTAATGATATGAATAAATATGCGGAACAATATAAAAATGTTTTAGCTTTATCATCAGACCCCAATAATTTTAATCCTAATTTATCTTCCCCTCATATATTTTTAGATAAAAATAATAATTCTATGTATATACGTTTCTGCAAAAAAAATATTACAGATAGTAATTTATGTCCTAATTTAAATGGTAATGGTTTAAAACAATATATGAAACAAGGTATATTTATTAAATATATTCCTCTTCAAAGATGGGTTCATATTGCTATTGTATGTAATACTGATTCATTTAATACTTCATTATATGCTTATGTTGATGGAGATTTAGTAAATACAGTAGTTAATGAACAACCAAAAATTAAATTAAATGGAAATGTTGAAGTAGATAAATTAGATTTAAATTCTATTAATATTAATATTTCAGGATATTTATATGTTGGTTCTGATAATATTAATAGATGTGGTCCTGGATTTTCTGGATTAATATCAAATTTTAAAAGTTTTAATTATGAATTAAATCAAAAAGATATTTATAATATTTATAATAAAGGTCCTATTGACGGATTACTAGCAAGATTAGGATTGGCATCATATGGTCTTCGTAGTCCTATATACAAATTATAATATATATTTTTATTAGATATGATAAATACAATTATTCAAATATTATTATCTATTTTTATAATCGCAATAATGGCATTTATAAGTTATACCATATATAATAAAGAATATATTAATAGTATTGATTTAACATCAAATACTAAAAAAGTAACAAAAATATTTTCAGGTATTTTAGATTATAGTAATGATAGTAATATTGAATATGAAACATTCAATAAAACAGAATATACATATTTAGATATTAATCCATCAATTAATCAAAATGGCGGTGCTGAATATTCTTATAATTTTTGGTTATATTTTGATGTAGATACTAATGATAGTCTTATTAATCCAATATCAAATATTACTGCACCTACTAAAGGAAATGAAAATACTAAAAATGAAATTACTAATTATAATAATTATACTAAATATAAATACTTAATTTTATTTTATAAAGGAGAAAAACAAAAATTACCATTAAATATGCCAGAAAATAATAGTTATGATTGTAAATATAAAACAATTGATTTTGACGATCAAATAATTATTAAAAATCCATTAGTTAAAATAAGAAATGATGCTAAAGAAATTGTAATTGATTATAATAATATTAATTTTCCTGATAGTTATAATTCAGATGCTAATATTCTTCTATGTAAAAATAATGAATTTTTAGAAGAAAGAAGTAATAATAAATTTGGTATTAAAAATATAGATGTTGATAAATATAAAAGAAAATTTAATATGATTACTATTGTATTAAAAGAACAAAATAATTCAGAACAAGTATTTTATAAACAAAATGCTAATTGTAAAATTTATTTAAATAAACAATTAATATCTGATAGATTAGCATCTGTTGATAATATTGAAAATGATACAATTAAAAAATTTAATTCAAGAGTTATGAAAAGTAATTTTAGTAAATTTCATATTAATCCAAGTTTAGGAGAATATTCTAATGTTGGAAAACATACGTTAAATGATGAAATAACTGAAACACCATCATTACAAGTTGCTGATTTAACATATTTTAATTATGCTTTAACACAAATGGAAATAGATAGATTATATGCTTCTGGATTTAATAAATATCCTGCAACTTTTAAGAAGATAATTACTAGAAACTTTGATAAAGGTAGTTTTATGAAAACTGATACAAAACAAATATAAAAATATATAACAAAAATAATATTATATTTATTATTATAAAATGACTGATACAACTCTATCTATATTAAAAAATAATACATCTACAAATATAGGTCAAGATTTATATGATACTACTCAACCTCAATTTAGTTTTTTTAAATATGTATTGAGAAGAAATACAAATTTTTTTACAGCAAATTTTGATATATATAATAAAACACATAATATAACTAATTTAAATAATATTAATGACCGTATTGAATTAAAAAAAGAAATTGGCGGAGATATAGATTTATTAAGTAATTTATATATATCTTTTTATCTACCAAATATTTATTCTAATAATAAATACAAATTTAAATGGGTTGATAATATTGGTGCACTTTTAATTAAAAATGCCATTTTTACTATTAATAATCAAGAAATTGATTCATTTACCGGCGAATGGTTATGTGTTTGGAATGAATTAAGTTCAACAGTTAAAGACAGTTTTAATAAAATGTCAGGAAATACAAAAGAAACTATTAATACTAATCAAAATATTATAAGAATTAAAAATAATATTATTAATGAAAATGATTATATTTCTAGTGATAAAAATAATTTAAATAATTCTCCATCTATTGAAGGTAAATGGATATCTGTTAAATTACCTTTTTGGTTCTCAAAAGCTCCTAATTTAGCTTTACCAATTTTTGGTAAAGTTTGGGAAAATAACTCATTTTATTTAAATATTACATTTGAAAATATTGAAAATTTATATATTGTTTATTCGGATGTTTATAATATGAATATTAGTCCATCACATTATAATAATTTACATAAAGAAAATATTTCAATTAATAATTTTATTAATAATATAAATTTTAATGTTAAAATTATAGCTTCTTGTATTATATTAGATAATAATGAAAAATATTGTCTTGCTAATAGTTGCGGTGCATCTGAATTAGTTTATTTATATGAAACAGTTAGAATTAAAAGTGATATATTTGACGCTGGTTCAACGGGTATAAGAAAAATAGATATTGACCCAAAATTTCTTATTAAAGAATTAATATGGACTTTAAAAAGATCAGATACTATAACAAATTTTAATGATACTTTAAATTATTCTTATAATATACCTTTTAATAATGATAAAGGTATTTTGAAAAATGCATATATTAATTGGGGAAATTTAGAAGTAATATCTCAACAAGATGCATTCTATTTTAATAAAATTCAACCATATCAATATCATAATACTATCCCTAAAGAAGGTATTTATTCTTATTCATTCTCAATATTACCTGAAAAATCTATTCATTCAGGTTCATATAATAGTGCAAGTTCTGTTAAAATTAATATTAATATGACATTTAATAGTTATGAACCATCTATTTTAGATGATATGTATCAAAAAAAATTAAATAAAAAATATATTGATAATTATCGTGCTGATATTAGAAGTACTGTTTATATAACTGAATATAATTTTCTTCAAATTTATGCAAATAATATTCAATTAAGATATAAAAATTAATTTTTTTTATTTTATCTATTATAAAAAGAATGGATATTTTAGTTTTTATTATTGTTGTTATTGCATTTATTTTCATCTATTATTTAATTAATGTTATTAAAGACCTTCAATTAGAAATAAAAACATTATCTTTTAAATGTAATTCTAATAATATTGAAAAAATGAATAATACTAATGTTAATGCTAATATTGAAACTATTGATAAGAAAATTAAAAATGATATTGTTTTTCTACTTGATAATATTAAAAATTTTTTTATTTAAGAATATATTCTATTTATAATTAATATGCCTCGTAAAAAAACAATTCAGGATACATCAACTATTAAAAAAACTACTAAAAAAAATATTATTGATTCTATGATTAAAACAACAGATACTGATAATGATGATGTTATTATTCAATTACCTATATCTCAAATAAGAATTAATAATATTATTAATAATACTGATAATGAAGATACAAAAATTTTAGTTCCAACTCCATATGAATCTAATTCTTATTTTATGAATGATGCCGAAAATATTTCATATGATAATGAATATAAATCAACTCCACAAAATAATAAAAGTTCTAATTGTTTTTGGTGTTGTCATTCTATAGATAATCATATTGTTTATAGTATGCCATATAATTATGATGCTGTAAATGATAATTATTTTGTTTTTGGTTCATTCTGTTCTCTTCAATGTGCTAATGCCTATAATTTCTCTGTTCATGGTAGTAGTGATAAAGTTTGGGAAATTAATAGTTGGATTCAAATGTTAGGTAAAAGATATGGGTTTCAAAATACTATTCGCCCAGCACCTTCCAGATATTTATTAAAAATGTTTGGAGGTAATTTAACTATTGAAGAATTTAGAGAAGCACATCTAAAATCAGATAAAACATATATTCTAAATATTCCACCAATGATATCTATTAATAGTAGTTCAGAAATTTTAAATACATCTTATTTAGAAAAAATGTCTGAAAATAAAAAAAAAAAATAATTTCTTTTTATTTCAATTTCTCAAATAGAAGTTTAATCATTGAATTCTTATTCATCCTATATATCATCTCATTATTTGGCATTTTTAATGATGATATTACTGAATTCTTCATTCCTAAACATCTCTTTATTTCAATTACTTTTAATATATATTTTCTATTCTCTATTATTATTATATAACTATAATAATTTCTATCCTGATATGGATTATAATAATTCATAATATCATCATCATTTATTATTATCATCGCTTCCGGAAATCCTATCTCCAATATTTTATCAATTGAAACCATTTTCATTTTTGATTTTTATATGATTTTCATTTTTTATTTTTTTTACTTTAAAAAATTGATATAAAAAAATGATACATTTCTTTATATGATTTAATATTATTTCTAAAAAAGATGACTTCTATTAATGATATTGAAAATGATAATAATGATGATAATGATAATAATGATGATATTTATTTTACTGAATATAAAGTTAGTACTATTACTTGTAATGCTGATTTAGGTGTATCTCTTAATTTAGATATTTTATATGAAAATTTTAATATAACTGATAAATTTATTTGGATATATTATCCAAAAATTACTGATAGACAAAATACTAGAGGTATTTATCCAAAGAAAAAAAGAACTCCTAAAAAAGATGTTGTTAAAAAAAATTTATTTGATAATCAAGTAACAACTATCTTTAAAATTAATGATAATTATTATCCTAATTTAAAAATATTTAAAAATGGTAATATCCAAATAACAGGTATTAAAAATAAAGATATTGTTAAAGATATTATTGATATTATTATTATTGAACTTAAAAGAATTTATGATATTGATAATAATATTAGTCCTGATATAGATATTATTTCTTTTAAAAATTTCGTTATTCGTATGATAAATACAGATTTTAAATCTTTTATTGATAAATCTATGGAAACTAAATTTCTTATTAGAAGAAAAGCATTGCATAAAATATTAATCAGTGATATTTATGATAATAAATGCAGTTTTGAACCAGGACGATATCACGGTGTTAAATTAGAATACTTCTGGAATTCTAATAAAGATGAAAAAAATGGTATTTGTATATGTCAACCTCATTGTTTCGGTAAAGGAACTGGACATGGTCCTAATAATTGTAAAAAAATTACTGTTGCTATATTTGAAAGTGGTAGTGTTCTAATTACTGGTGGAATTTGTTTTAATCAAATTCAAGAAGCTTATAATTATATCACTGTTATTTTAAATAAACATAAAAAAGAAATACAAAAATCAGATTTAAATTTATTATTATTATAATAAAATTTCAAGTTTCTTTATTATCTCATCAAATCCTATTATCTCATCCATATTATGATACATCTTATAATCAGCCCCATTATCATATACTATTATTTTTATTTTTATCGTTTTTTCATCTTTTATGAATGAACGATCACATATTAATATCTCATCATTATTATCATAATAATCTTCATACATATTTAAAATTTGTATTCCTGTCATTTGCTGTTTTTTTAATAACATACAATCAATATATTCAATGTTTTTATAATTAAATAATTCAAATAATTCTAATTGTATATCTATATCATTATCTAATATTTTATCATTATATTCTAATTTTAATAAATCTCCATCATCTATTATTTTTATAATATGATTACAACCCTCCACATTTATATTATATTCATATATATCTCCTTCATCCGTATAATTAACAGTCATCATATTTATCTTTGAATTTTTTTTTATGAAATTCTGTAAATCATACAATTCCATTATCTATAAATAATTTTAAAAACTTAGAATAAAATCATTTTTTATTTTTATATAAATATTATTTTATTATTTAATTTATATGATTCGTAGTATTTGTTGTAATTTCCTTTATATAGGTCATAATATTATTTTCAATTTTTATATATTTCTTTTCTCATTATTTCCAAATTATTATAAAGATACTATTATTAATGCTAAAAAAACTAATGATATTTATTATACTCGTATGATGTTTATCAATTTTACAGATGATATTTATAATAAATATAATATTGATCTAATTAATATACATTCTAATATTATTAAATTTATAAATAATAAATCTATTCGTAATAATATAACTATTACTAATAATAAAGATAATAATAATAATGATAATGATAATGATAATGATAATGATAATGATAATGATAATATTAGTATAATGAGTGATATTAGTGATATTAGTGATATTAGCGATATTAGTAATAATAATAATAATGATGATAATGATGATGATAATTTTAATTTTTAATAATCATATTACATAAACCTAATTTTTTTGATTCTTCAGCATTTATAATATTAAATTTACTTCTAATATTTTCTATTTTTTCATCAGACATTTTTGTTTTTTCCTTTAATATAGTCATTACTATATTAAATATTAATTCTGTGTTTTTTATATTATCATTTAATAATAAACTTGATTTATTATAAAAATATAATATATTACTTACTATATATGTATAGTCAAACATAAATATATAATCACAATATAATAATGGTAATAAATCATCTATACTAATTGGACTATCTATTATTGCATATGTTGGTGATTTTATAGATAATATTCTTGGTATTATATTTAAAGTCTCAAATATTGTTGTTTGTATTCCTTTACCTTTACTACAATTATAAATTCTTGGATGAATTATGACTGGCATTAAATTATCCTCAAATAATATTTTATCTAATTCTGATATTGGTTCATGACAGCTTATTGTAATTGTATTATTTGGACTTTTTATTATCTCATTTATATTTTTTATAATACCTTTCTTATTTGTCTTTTTTTCAATTGTTATTATTCTATCTACTATCCCTTTTGTTAAACAATATTCAGCATCTAATATTAAATCGTGTTGTAATAATTCTATTAACTCATCATTTTTAAATTTTGTTTTCTCTAAATATATATCTATTATCTCTCTAAAATATGTATCATACATAGTTATCATATTATGTAATTCACTCTGTTTTTTATGTATTTTTCCTTTTATTGTATAACCATGAATTAAACAATATCCAAAATTATTTATTAATCTATATGGACTATTTATTGATAAATATGTTGCTGCAGAACAACTATAATTATCTATTATTGTTGCTATAGGAACTAAACTTAATTTAAATATACTAAATAAACGCATCCCTGCCGTCATATCTCCTCCATGTGATGAAATATGTATTAATATCGGTTTTGGTTTTAATATAGCACCCGATGTTGTTTTTATTTCTTTATTTGCATCATTTATCTTTTCTATTAATTTTTCTATTGATTCATTTGAAACATCTTCATTGAAATATATATGTGTTAATTTATTTGTGAAAAATTCTTCATCTGCCATATTCTCAAATACGCTTATATCCATTATTTTTAATTATAACTATCTAATTATTTATTTTTTAATTATTTTCATATAAATATAATCATATGTTTTGCTGAAAATAGATTTATATTTATTATTATTATTTATATATGTATCTATCATCATTTTATAATAAATATATGGGTTTTTATTCATCATAATCATTATTAAAAAATATATTAATATTAATAAAATACTTACATAAATATCTATTCTTTTTATATTAACCTGAAATTTAAATTTTATTAATAATAATAAAATTGGTATAAATTTTATTATTATATTTATTATAAAATATTTCATAAAATTATAATATGAAATCTTCATAAATATCATATATATCAATTCTCCTAATGTTAATATATATCCAACTATCAATATAAATAATGGATTATATTTAATTAAACCTATATAATATAATATAAACCATATAAATATCCAATATGAAAATATCTCATACATTTAAGATTTATTCACCTATATATTAATTGTAAATATTAATTGATTATGAATATTAATGAACTTATCTCTAATAATATAGATCTAAATAATGATAAACTTATTATGGGCTCTAATATTTATAATACTTATATTATTAACGATATTATAAAATCCCTTAAATCAGGTGGTGAATGTATTATTATAATCCCATATGATATTAAATTATATAATAAAGACATTAATGATTATATTTCTTTTAGAAAAAATATCCTTAAAAATTGTATTTTAAAAGAAATTATATATCTTCCTATTGGCATCTTTAATATTGATATTAAATTATGTGTTCTTTATTTTATTAAAAATTATGATAATAATTATCAAGAAGAATTTATTAATTTTTATGATTATAATTCTTTTAATAATTCAAAACAATTATTAATAAAAATATCAATTCATGATTTAATTACTCATAGTTTTTCTTTCAATTATACAGATTATATAAAAGAATCACCATTACCTAATAATAATTTTATTATCAAAACTCTTAATGATATTGCTTTAATTGAATATGGTAATATTTATAATAATGATAATAATAATGATAATGATAATGATAATGATAATGATAATGATAAACATAAATATAAAATTATTGGATATAAGGACGATAAAAATGGATGTAAATATAATCGTGAAGGATTTAATATAATAATTACAAAATATAAAGTTATTATTAGTGAAGAGAAATTATTTATAAATAATTTTGCTGTATCTGTTAAACCAAAAACAGATATTATTTCTCATAAATATTTAGGTTACTATTTATTATACAAATATAAAGATATTAATTTAAAAACTTTGAAGAAATTTGAAATTGCTATTCCTCCTGTTGAAGTTCAAGAAGAAATTATTAATTATATTGATGTTAATAATAGAATTATTATTAATTTACAAAATGAAATAAATGATATTAAATTTAAATCTTCTATGTGGTTCCTTAATACTTTCTAATTATAAAAAGATTTAAAGAAATAATTTAATATAACTATTATAAAATAACTGAACTAATGTCAAAAGAAGATAATGTAGGTATTGGAATTGATCTTGGCACAACTACAAGCTGTGTTGCTGTTTGGATTGGTGATCGTGTTGAAGTTCTCCCAGATCATCAAACAGGTTCAAGAATTATCCCTTCTTATGTTACATTCACTGACGATGAAAAATTAGTTGGCGATGCATCTAAAAATGTTTCAACTATGTATCCAAAAACTACATTTCATGATATTAAACGTCTAATTGGTCGTAAATATGATGATGATTACGTTCAAGCAGATAAAAAACTTTGGTCTTTTGATATTGAATCAGATCCTAATAATAAACCAATTCTTAAATTTGATTATAAAAATGAAACTAAAAAATTATATCCAGAAGAAATTTCAGCAATGGTTCTTAGTCGTCTAAAAGAAACTGCCGAAGCTTATCTAGGTCATCCTGTTAAAAAAGCTGTTGTAACTGTTCCTGCATATTTTAATGATAGTCAAAGACAAGCAACAAAAGATGCCTGCACTATTAGTGGTATGGAATGTTTAAGAATTATTAATGAGCCAACAGCTGCAGCTATTGCTTATGGTCTTGATAAAATTGCTGAAAATAATAAAGAAAAAACTATTCTTATTTTTGATGAAGGTGGTGGAACTCATGATTTATCTATTCTAAGTATTGATGGTGGTATTTTTGAAGTTAAAGCAACTGCAGGCGATACTCATTTAGGAGGTTCTGATATTGATAATATTATTGTTGATTATCTATGTGCTGATATTCAAAAAAGATATAAAAAAGATATTAAAGAAAATCCTAAAGCACTTAAACGACTTAATATTGCCGCTGAAAAAGCTAAGAAAAATCTTTCAACTTCAACATCTGTTCCAATTGAAATTGATTCTCTTTTTGATGGTGTAGATTATACAACTACTATTTCACGAGCTAAATTTGAACAATTGGCAGAAGGATTTTTTAATAAATCTCTTGAACCTCTTTCACGAGTTCTTCAAGATGCTAAAATTTCTAAAAATGATGTTGATGAAATCGTTCTAGTTGGTGGTACTACTAGAATTCCTAAAATTCAAGAACTTCTAAGCAATTATTTTAATGGAAAACAACTTAATAAATCTCTAAATCCTGATGAAGCTGTCGCAATTGGTGCTGCTATTCAATGTGCTATTCTAACAGGTCAAGGAAGTTCTAAAACTAATGATCTCCTTCTTCTTGATGTTGCACCTCTTTCTCTTGGTATTGAAACAAGTGGAGGTGTTATGACTAAAATTATTGAACGTAATACAACTATCCCTACAAAGAAATCTCAAACATTCTCAACATTCTCTGATAATCAACCAGGAGTAGATATTAAAATATTTGAAGGTGAAAGAGCTTTTGTTAAAGATAATAATCTTCTTGGTTCTTTCCATCTAAGTGGTATTCCTCCTATGCCAAGAGGACAACCTAAAATTGTTATTGACCTTTCTATTGATGTTAATGGCATTCTTGAAGTCACAGCAAAAGAAGAAAGTACAGGTAAAACTAATAATATCAAAATTACTAATGATAAAGGCAGACTTTCAAAAGAACAAATTGAAGAAATGGTTAAAGCTGCTGAAAAATATAAAGAAGAAGATGAAAAAAATAAACAACTTCTAGAAGCTAAGAATGAACTTGAAAATTATCTTTATAATACTAAAAATAGTGTAGCTACTAAAGCTGAAGGAGCTCCTGAAAATTTTGATGAAGTTAAAGCAGAAATTGATCCAATTGTTGAAGAAGGTCTTAAATGGTTTGAAGAAAATCCTAAACTTGAAATTGATGATTATAAAAATAAACAAAAAGAATATGAAGCTAAGCTTAAACCCCTTATTACTAAACTTTATGGTGCTGTTCCCCCACAAGGTGAAACAGTAGCATCTGGAACTGGTCCAGCACCTTTTGAAACTACTTCAAGTGCTGGTTTTAATGCTGAAGGAGGTGGACCAAAAGTTAAAGTTAATATTGATAATGATCTTGATTAATTATTAATAAAATAATTATGACTATTTTTTTTAGCTATTTTAATTATTTCTTCATTTGTTCTTAATTCAGGTGATAAATATTCAATTACATCACCATCTAATTTAACAGCTTTTAATCCTAATTCATAATCTTCTTTTAATTCTTTTTTTGCATAATAGATTGATGCAGGAAAAACATCAATCATTCTTTCCATAAATTTCTTATTTGATTTTAATTCTTGTGATGCATATTTAATTAATGAATTATCTTTTTTTATTATTCTTATAAAAATTTCTTCATTATTTTTATAATCATAATCTAAATATCTTATTATTTCTGGCATTCTTTCAATTATTTTTAATGTTATTGAATTATCAATTAATATTAATTTTTTAATAAAATATAAATTACTATAATTATAATTAATCTCATCTATAATTTCATTCCTATTATTTTTAAATTTTGTCTTAAATAATTTTATACTATTATTATTTAAATTTTTAGAAAAATATTTATTAATTAAATAAATATTAAAAATATAATTACTAATATCATTATTAAATTTTCTTTTTAAAATCATTAAAATATAATTATCCATTTTATAATTAAATATTAATTTATCCTTATTTATTTTGATTCTAAAATTTCAATTCTTCTTATTAAATCATCTATCTGTTGCTGCTGTTGTTGTATTATCTTATGTAATTCCTGAGTAGCACAAACATTAAGAGTAAAAATATAATCCTTATTTAATGCATGAAAATCATCTACTTCTGTTCCATATACGAAACAATTTGAACCTTCTAAATTTTCATTTATTTTTATTTGATTTGATTCTGGTATTATTTCAGTTATTGTATATGATTTTTTATTATTATTATCATCTGTTAATATTAATTTTGAATCAATATTTGTAATATTGATATCAATTGTTTCATCTAATGTGATTATATTATCCTCACAATCACATAATTTATATATATTAGGAATTGTTTCTTTTCCTATTTTTATTGCTTCTGGTATAACTTCTTGTATTTGTTGAGCTATAAACCCATATATAACATCATTTCCTCTTGATTTTTTATCTATATATTCATATATCTTTGGTTGAATATTTAAAATTAATTGCAATGCATTACTATCATTAATATCCTGAATATTTGTTTTAATTCTACTATCACTAGCTGAAACTAAATTACCATTCATATATATATTACCATTAACATTTAATCTACTTAATAATGAAGTTGTTGTTCCTATTCCAATATTACCATCACTTAATATTCGCATTCTTTCATTTGCTCCTGATGTATTAAATACGATATTACCACCAGAACCAAATGTTGTAAATGTAATATTTCCTCCTGTTGTATTTGTTGGATTTTGTGAAAATCCCATATTTTGATTAGCTAAATGCATATATAATGAATTTCCAGTATCATTTCCATTTATTCTAAAGCCATTTAAATTTGTATATCCAATAACTTCTAACGCATAATTACCATCCCATCCTGCTGTTTGTTCTATTCTTACTAATGGCTGAGAATATCCACTAGAACTATTTCTAATTGTTAATCTTGTTGCAGCACTATGATTAGTATTTGTACCTATTCCTACATTACCATTTAAAGTTATCATTGAACCATTAATAGTTGTTGCTGCACCTGTACCTCCTAAAGACATAGGTAATGAAGTTGTTCCATTTGTAGCAATACAATCAATACCACCAACCATAAGTCTTAAAATTTGATTAGTTGTATTTTGAGCTAAATTAAGGCTATCTCCTATCCATAATTGTCTATTTCCAGTTCTATTAACACCACATAATATAGCAATTCCACCTGATACAATAGAAGTATTTGTATAAAATTCTTGTCCACTTAAAATAATTCTTGATGATAATTGTGTTGCTGAATATAATTCTAATGTAGCATTAGCAACATTTGTTCCAATAC